TAAAAACATTGTTAGATCTCTTTTTGTGTGAAATTCTAGTTCAGATATCGTATGATACATTTGTGTGGGTAAAAATAACATAGCTTCACACTGTTTAGTCACTCTGCACTTACACATTTTCTCAAGTTCAGTAATTATTACAGCATTATGTAATATCCTACATCCTTTTTCTTCTGATACTTTGTTATACACATGGTCATAGGCATTTGCATACCCTAATAAATGTCGAGTTTCTACCCTTATGCCCACTTTAATAAAAACATAGTAACCTCATTAGAATCTTTAAATTTGAGGGATTGCCAGAATTTAGTGCTAACACCTTCAGTTACAAAATAACCTGTAGTAGAGTAGTTTTTTATGACCTTACAGTTATGCTCAGTCTCAAAGATATCTTGAAATACTCTAGAGCTTTTATAGCTAGACGTATAACCCTGATAAGAATGCGACATAGCATTCATAATGGTGAGTTTGTGGTCATTTACTGCTAATTCCATTGTTCTCCTCTAGTAGTATTTATAGTTCAGTATATAACTTTTAGAGAGCATGAAAGGTTAAATTTAACCTGAAAACACTGATTGACTACCTGATGTTAGCACGATACTGCACCCATAGTTATCGCCTATACGTGCAATACCTTTACTGTTAACAAACACAGAAGTACTTCCGGTCGTTAGTGTAGTTACGTGGGGTGTGCAAGGTGGTGCAGGGACACTTGGATGCGATGTATTAGAGTCGACTTGTCTGTGTGTGGGTATGTTGTTAGTAAGAACATCAGCAGAGCCTGTAGCCGCTGTTGGTACAACGCCACACTCATGAACCGATATTGTATCTCCTACTCTTGAAACTGCGCTTCCCATGCAGTTATTTATTCTGTTATGATCTGCTTCTCTGGTGGTAGGTCTAAGTCAGATATACCTCTAAGGTAATGTCCTTCTACATCATCACCTACTCTAGCAACTAACGAGCAGACATCTAAGTTAAGACTAACTGACTTCTCAGAGTCTGCTGATACCATGCTAGGCATTAAGCTAGGACCTTGTTGTCCAAATGCTAGGCTCAACGGTTTTATAATTTTTACAATATTGCCGTCGACACTATCTACTCTAGCAATAACTTCTTCGCCACTGTTTAACTTAAACCCGTATATCTTACCTTTCTTTATATTCATGCTATCCTTTTAATTCGTTAATCCTAGACTCTAATAATGGTTTTGGTACTGCCGCTAACCCAGTGTACCCACCTTCTACTAACAGAGTTCCGTTAACATACAACTGTGGTACTGTTTTATGTCCTTCTGCTACTATAAAATCTCTTGCCTTGTCATCTTCATCGATCCTGACCTCTGTAAAGTCAATATCGTGTTCTATCAATAAATCTTTTGCTCTAATACAGAATCCACATCCTGCCTTTCCATAAATTGTAATCATAAACTAAATCCCTTTAATGTGTCCTCATCAACATCTTGCTTAACACCGCCTACAATGTATGTCGTAATCTCTGTTTCTTGTGGTGCTACCTGTACTTGAGAACCCGATATCCATTTACCTGTCCAGGGTAACGGGTCAGATCCTCCAACAAACGGCGAGTCTAAACCAACTGCCCGCATTCTCTTGTTAGCAATAAACTCAACATACTGTCCGAGCAATTCCTCATTTAGTCCAATAATAGAACCGTCTTTAAACAGGTACTTAGCCCAATCTTTTTCTTGCTGTACAGCATCTAAGTACATCGTAGTTGCTTCTTCTTTTGTCTCTTCTTGTATCTTAGCAAACATAGGGTCGTCTTTTGGTAATAACTTAATCATTGTTTGTGTAAATCCTAAATGCAAGTTTTCGTCACGGCATATCAATTTAATAATCTTGGCATTACCTTCCATCTTCTTAATCTCAGCAAATGCCCAACTACAAGCAAATGATACATAAAAACGTATACCTTCTAATACATTAACACTTAATAACGCAAGCCATAACCGCTTCTTTAATTCATACTCTGTAATTTCTAGTTTCTTTCCATTAACTGTATGCGTACCATATCCCAATAACTGGTAGTAATTGCTGTACTCAATTAAATCATCATAGTACTTACTAACATTAGCACCACATTCTACAATCTCTTGTATGTCTAGCATCTCATCAAACACTTCACTAGGATTAGAGTACACATTTCTAATGATATGGGTGTAACTTCTACTGTGTACTGTTTCATTAAATGCCCATAGACTAATCCAAGACTCTAACTCAGGAATACTTGCAATAGGTAAAAACGCAAGACTAGGACTTCTACCTTGTACTGAGTCTAATAGTATTTGTCGCTTTAAATTAGATGTAAAAATGTGCTGTTCGTGTTCAGTTAATGCACGGAAGTCTTTAATATCTCGTGTTACATCAACTTCTTGTGGTTGCCAAAAGAATCCCATTTGCTTATCTGTAAGCTTGTCTATTTTCTCATACTTTAGCGTTTCAAAACGCTGTATACCCATACTTCCGTTAGGATCTAAAAACATAGGACTGTCTATGTGACTTTTATCTTTATTTAAATTTATTACACTCATTGACTAACCTTAAAAACTGATCTAATTTCACGTGTATTACCACCTTGTTGTACATATTGCTTAACAGCATCTCGCCTATCTATTGCCCTAATGCGTTTAGTACTACCGTTGATTGAGTAAAGCAAAAAACTCTGAAACATTTAAATTTTACAGCTGTCGCAATCTTCGTCATCTGCATGTACATCTATCTCGCCAGCACCATCAAACGTGTTGAAGTAGTACATCTGTTTTCCACCGTACTTATAAAACATAACAATATGTTTAAGCATTTCGCTCATTGGTATCTTCTCATCTTCATATTGTGTAGGATTATAACTTGTATTAACACTAATACCTTGATCTATATACTTTTGCAATACTGCCATGACTTTTAAGTACCCTTCCGGGCCTGGTTGATCCCATAACAGTTCATATTTGCTCTTTAAGTGTCTGTATTCTGGTACTACTTGTGCCATTACACCATCTTTACTTTGCTTAATAGATACATAACTTCTAGGCGGTTCAATACCGTTTGTACTGTTGCTAATTTGTGCTGAAGTTTCTGCAGGCATTAACGCCATTAATGTAGAGTTTCTAATACCGTATTTTTTAAGATTTTTTCTTAGTCCTTTCCAATCTACTTTGTTCTTATGCTTAACTAGTTCGTTTACTTCTTTCTTGTACGTGTCTACTGGTAATATACCATCGCTGTATTTGGTTTCGTTGTTGCCCGGACATGCACCATGCTCTTGTGCTAACTCGTTACTTGCGTGTATTAAGTAATAACTCCAGTGCTGTGCCCATGTATCTACTAATTCTAATCCTTCTTTACTATTATAACCAGTACCGTGTTTTGCTAAAAAGTACGCTAAGTTAATAATGCCTACACCTAAAGGCCTGCGTTTTTCGGTTGCTTTCTGTGCGGCTTTAACAGGATACCGTTGGTATGTTAGCAATGAATCCAGACCTCTTACTGCTAAATTACAAGCACTTTGCATGTCCTCTGGGTTCTTGAACGCACCCCAATTAATTGCCGATAATGTACAAAGTGCAATTTCACCTTCTTCGTCATCGAGGCTACTGAGCGGTTTAGTAGGCAAATCAATCTCACAACATAGATTACTCATCCTAATAGGAGCAACATCTGTTTTAAATGAACTATGTTCGTTAGCGTGATCCACGTTCATTAAGTAAATTCTACCTGTGTCTTTACGTTCTTGCACAAATGACTGAAACAATTCTAACGCTGGTACCTTTTTCTTACGTATAGAAGTCTTACGCTCGCATATTTCATACAGCTCTTTGAACTTGTCTTGGTCTGCATAAAATGCATCATACAGTTCAGGCACATCATTAGGACTAAACAGCGTAATATCTTCGCCTGCAAGTAAACGCTCGTACATTAACTTGTTAAACTGTACGCCATAATCAAGCTGTCTGATCCTAGTTTCTTCTGTGCCTTTGTTGTTTTTTAGAACAAGAAGATCTTCGACTTCTAAGTGCCAAATAGGGTAATACAGAGTAGCGGCTCCTCCACGAACACCGCCCTGTGAGCAAGATTTGACCGCCGTAGTAAACAATTTATAGAAGGGTATAACACCTGTATGGTAAGCATCTCCGCTTCTAATAGGAGAGTTAATTGCTCGTATTCTACCAGCACCAATACCTATTCCAGCTTTCTGACTTACGTATTTAACAATACTGCTTGTTGTGGCATTAATAGAATCTAAACTGTCGTCTGTTTCTACTAATACACAACTACTGAACTGTCGCTGTGGTGTTCTTACACCTGCCATTACAGGAGTAGGTAGACTTATTTGATGCAAGCTAATTGCATCGTAATATTCTTTAACCCAATGCAATCTAGTCTTTTTACCTTTCTTTGGATAATGTGCGAATAGTGTTGCGGCAATTAACGCATAACATACTTGCGGTGTTTCGAATATCTCTTTAGTAACTCTATTCTGTACTAAGTATTTTCCACGTAACTGTTCCATAGCAACATACGTAAAATCATTATCACGATCATGCTTAACAAAGTTATTAATATAATTCCATTCACCTTCGCTATATTCTTGCAATAGCAACGGATCATAAAATCCTCTATTAGTGTTCTTATCAACAATATCATAAATGTGACACGGAGTAAACTTACCGTATACTTCTTTACGTAAGTGATAATTGATTAGTCTGCCTGCAACGAACTGGTAATTTGGGGTTTCATCTGTTATTAAATCAGCAGTTGCTTTAATTAGCGTTTCTTGAATATCACG